GATGCCCGGAGGGCCGGGCCCGCGTTGTCGTAGAACTCCAGGACGTTGGCGTTTAGCCGGAGAGATACATCATTGTCGCTGCCGTCCACCAATCGATAGTAGGGGATGGTATCGTCTGCTTTGAAATATTGTGACTCATATGTACCGGTTACTACCTGGAGAGCCTTCCAGACAGTTTCCCAGCTCGCCCCTACCCCTGGCTCTGTACCGGCGGCCGCCGTGTGCGCAACGGTGCAAATATAGCTCCCGGAATCCTGTACCAGATCCCCGACAACATAGCTATCTCCAGAGAGCCATGCGCCCCGGTCAACTACGATGATGCCTTCTCCTCTCAAAATATATTTAGTGTCCATATAAACCTCAGTACCAATACCGATTATTCCAACATGCCTGCAACAATCGCAATCGGCTATCGTTTGAACTCTCGACCCGAATTTTGAAAGTCTCATCCGGGTCCGACCAGGGGATCTTAGACGGCGCTATATAGCGGTTTACCACGCCTTTCATTCCAGACAGCAATATGTAGGGCCGTTGCCAGACCTTCGCGTCCGTGGTGACGCCCGCCAGGATACCATCCGCCGAGATATCGATAGCAGCAATACCAGAAACCTCGGCTATCAGGGACCAGGAACCTGATACAAATTTGTAGATAGTTCCGCCTGCTGTCCGCAGGTAGACATTCTGTGAATTGGTGGCCACGATTTCTGCACCGACCCCGCCCATGAATACCCAAGAAGCCCCTGACTGATAGTACGGGATGTCATCAGAACCTATTCTATACAGTATGCCATCATGATCCACTGATATGTTTTTCGCCGCATCACCGAGAACCCAGGTGACGCCATCGCCAATGAAGATATGTCCAACAACGATGACATAGAGCTCGGTCGCTGTCCGGACTGCTATCTCCTCGCCACTGCCCCCGAAATGCGTCCAACTGTCGCCGCCCGCCCACAACAGGACATCGCCTGATGTCTTTTCTAGGGCAAATACCGACCCGTCCTGCCCAACGGCGACCTTTTGAATTTCTGTAGTTCCTTGCTTGACCCAACCACTCGTCGCGTCCCATTTCCAGAGGTGGTAGAGGTCGGACACCACATAGATCGAGCCATCAGCGGCCACAGCGATATCTAAACAATTTCCTAAAGTTGGCCCGGCAAAAGGCTCAAAGGGATCAACATCAGCCTTGATCCCCATGACTACCAGGCCCTTTCCTTCGAGGTCAGGCACGTTCACCGTCTGCGATCCTACGACCAGCGCATCATGGGATACTTCCTCGATATCTGAAAGATCAATCTCCTCAGCGACTTGAATCGCTCCACCATCGCCGCCAATTGCCTCGATATCCAGCTCTATCGTGGCCGATCCGGGGTTTCCGGAAACCGGCAACGGGCCGTAGAAGGGTATCATGATATAGCTGCCATTGTCGAGCAAAACGGTATCAGTGGACCACACACCACCAGACACAAGACCATGGAGATCTATAGACAGAGCCGATATCGATTTGTCACATTCGTATGAATACGAATGCCTGACCTCTCCGCGCCATCCAAGCTCGAAGAGATCCGCCCGTAACATCTTTTCGCATAGCTCCAGTTCTCGGTCCTTCTGGCCGGTCGTGCTGGCTGGAGTAATTCGTACAGACAGATCCTCGACATATCCGCCCGCATAGTCTCCAGAGCACTGCATGTAGCTGATCGGTGATCGTTCGTGGCCTTCGTTTGTGAGGAGCGCAGAAACGGAAGGCAGCGGCTCCCACCAAACAAAATCTATGCCTTGGTCCGGGCCATACAGCCAGGCTTCACGGCACAGTATTTCGGCGTTTGCCTCGTAAAAAATTTGACCAAGTCCCCACTTCTTCGGGGCCTGGAGAGAGGCAAACGCAGACGCTATATACCCCATCCTCTCAGCATCGAACGGGTAAAATTCAGCATCCGCCTGCAGGGTGTTACATGTTCTGAGGAATGTCTCGATCTCTTCCCTGTCGGTGCTCCTAGCCCGGACTACGTATTTTTTAGGCTGCCGTCCCTTGTTCCGGATATCGCCATATTTCCGCCCGGCTATAGTTATCTCCTCGACCGCCTCACCGCCGCCAGACGGCTCCACTCCTTCGTCATAGACAATCGAAGAAAAATCATAATCGAAAACCGAACAATAACCGTCTACATGAGTCGTCATGCCCTCACCCACTTATACACATTTTTCTTTATCTTTGTCCATGTGGCATACTTCACCACTTGCTTATTTAGGCCTCGCTTGATATCGCTTCCTAGAATAGTCCTCTTCCAGCATCTGACCGTTGTACTCAGGTCGAACGTAGGATGCGCAGCGCAGTTCGCTCCGGCCCAGTCGCCGTTTTTCACGACCCACATATTGATCGTGGTGGCGGACCCATAATTGCAGTATCGAGTAATATCAAGTCCGGTGATCGTGTCCCCGAGAAGATAGTGCTTCGGCTGGCAGAAAAGATTAGCGCCACCGTTCACCTGCACGAACACGGTACAATCTACCGGAGACTGATCTGAAGTGATGGAAATGTCAAGGGTCACGCGGTGAGACCAATCCGCCTCGTATACCGATGCTGGGATCGTGATGTTTCCGCCAGCTCCACCACATACTCCATGCGTCTCATCCCCCATCTGGAGGTCTTCCCCACTCAGCGAAATTGCCTTCCCGAACTCCACCATCGACTCCTCCAGATACACTCTGTTGAGAGAGTCCTTGGCGTTGAATGCATCGATCAGATCATTTTTGCGCCCACCTATCTCGATTTCAAATTTTCCATTGGAATTGATTTTGGTAGAAGCTACTTGCAGAAGTTTTTCGGCTTCACCGTTGAGCCTAAGCCGGATCATATCGTTTGGTTCTGGTCGGTGGGGCCAATCAGCAGACGGCGTGACGGTGTAAATATCTTCAGCACATCGATGATCATATTCCGCATGAACATAGGGCCGAAGGGTCCCCAACGCATCAATAAATCCATCGTCTACGTCCACCGAATCCTCGACCCATACTCCCTTCCAGGAATGATCTGATGGTGTCCATATATGCTGACAGTCGCGGCTACCCGTGCCCTTGCCGATGAGGGCGTGGACTTTTGGACTGTCCGAATATGACTGTAATATATCCTCGATATTTTCTTCAGGCAGCGTAAATTCGGTTTCTGTAGGTGCATCGAGGAAGTCCATGTAGGTATAATCTCGCTCTCTGCGATACCTGGGATTCAGGCCATAGAACTCAGCCAAATCGATCAGCACATCCATGATCCTATCGAAATTGAGCTGGAGATTGCCAGTAAGGACGGTGTCTGGCAGGTCAACCGTACCACACCGGATACCAGTGTCATAGACATTTTCGGCCAGGATCATTGCTCGCGGGCCAAAACCGGACGTTGGCGCTGATGGGAAAACTTCGTCGTCGCATCTGATCCACAGGTCATCATCATCTGCATAGCTGGAAAACACCGTGCTCTCGACGGTGGCGTAGTCGGCCACGCGTGGGAGGAGCAATCCCTCATAATAGATGTCAGCCGTTCCTATCCTGCTATCGGTTCCGAGGCCCGCGAGCTTGTAGATCCAGTCTGACCCCATCGCGAACCAGTCGAAATCAGGAGTTCCGGTGGTGAGAACATTTCCATGAAAAGGGATCATGGAATTAGCGATGAAAAGCAGCCCCACGTTCCCAGTAACCCCGTATACATCAGCAGCCTGGTTGGGTGCATCGCTCTGGAAAGCATGCCATAGCCGTCTCGCAGAAGCCTGGTAGGCGAACCTGCCGGTATAGCGCCGCAAAAGGAGATCCTCTTCACCTTTGCAGGTTAGCTCCCTGGTACGGATATTCTTGATTTTTGGCTTGCTGACGTACCCCCGGAAGAGTACTCTCCTGTCTTCCGTGGCTACTATATGCGCATATCTTTGGACAGGAATGTTGCGACTGCATTCTATCTTGAACTCTGCGCATCTATGGGCATCCTGATATTCCTTCAGATCCCAGCTATCCGCCTCTATCTCGATGGGGTCTTGTCCGGCGTTCGTCAGTAGTATCTCCATTATTCTGCCCCATCCAGGTATTTTTTCTTTGGAAGCTCTCGCTTCTTGCCGGGCGTGGCCTTGTTTTTCCGGGTATTTTCTTTTTGATCGTCGGCCATAGATTTATATCTCCAAACTTCCATGCAGGTTTATGATAAAATATGCTGTAATTATAATATTTGTAATATCTAACGTGGTTGCTTTGGAATTGAGACCGTGCCATGATGATGAAAAAATTTGTGAAGTGCAAGACCTAATAGACAGCTACCACTTCCGGTATGCGTGGGAAAATGACACATTCGACTGCGCTGATATGGCAGCAGCCAATTGGCGGCTATTGGAATCCAAGGGCTACAGCCCTGAGATAGCCATCTGCAAGTACCCTGGTGGTGGGAGCCACTGCTATGTTATTTTCCCACTTGGCGATGGTTGGGCGGGGGTGGACACCAGGAAGGCAATCCTAGAAAATAGGTCACTTGATAGCTGTTTAGGGAAGGTGATAACCTCCCTAGAAGGCTATGAGATCCTGCCAAGCGACCAAGCCCTATATGCCTATGATCCAAGAGGCCCCCCCACCATATCAGGCCCCGTCATAGCCCCGAACTTGCCGCCGCTATTTCAGCAATAAGACTTTTTCGGTCTCTCTCGATCACTGCTGCCAGCTCGTCGGCTGATAGCCCCGATCCTTGGATGATGGGGTGGTAATCTACGTTGATGGTTTGGCCGTTTCCCATTTTAGCCACGGCGTTCTCAAATCGGGCAGCACCGACCACATATTCGCCGCCTGGCCGATCACCCACCATCGCAAGTGTTGGAGAGGCCACGTAGCCCTCGTCCGCAAATGACGGATACCAGCCAAACGCATCGTAGAATTGCTGATCAGTTCCGAAAACTGCCGGTAGCTGATAGCTCGATGATGCAGATGTCTGACTGCTAGAATAGCTAGCGGTAGGTCCGATATAACTTTTTTGGAATAGTAAATCACTATTGCTCTCCTGCCAATATGCGAAATCGCTTGCAGCTTCGCACCAATTGTCCATGCTTTCTGCGGTGTGGCTCAGGGCTTCGGAGGTGTCGTATGCCGATTGTTGCAGGTTCGCAGACGCATTCGATACCCCGGCAAGCGGATAGAATGAGTTTGCCACGCTAGCAAAAACTGATGGCAGTTGGTAGAGCGAATTGGCGAGTACAGATATCCCGCTGGATGCCGATCTGGCACCAGATTGTAGAGACGTTGTGCTGGCGCAAAGAGAATCTGTGCTCTCGGTGGCCCCGGTGGTGCTGTCTTTGGCCTCATCCATCGAGGATTTCCAGCCAGCCGGAACGCTGCCCCATTGAGCCAAGTCCGACGACTCCGACCACGGGCCTTTCACCAGGGCCTTAGCGGCCTGGCTGGATGTCTGGGATGATGCTACTGTCGTCAGTGGATATACATTTGCGGCAACGCCCGATGAGGCCGCCAGGTCAGACAGTGCATTGTACTTGAGCCCGCTCGCGGCATCAATTAGATACCCGGCCCCGGTGGCGCAAGCATTGGCGATGGCTTGCCCGCCCGTCTGACCTCCGCTGGCCATCGCCGAGCCTCCGACCTGGCCACCAGATTGGACGTTAGATCCTATAGTGGCTATCTTGTTTCCGAATTCGTCAGTTTTTATTTCGAAGTGGTCAGTGGCTCTAAAAATTGGCGTAGTTGATGATCCGACCTGTTGAACGAATCCGGTTCCAGCTTGCGCTACGTCCTGCTTGACACTCTTGCCAGAGCTCGAGACTTCGGTGCTGAGGAGGCCCATGTGGGCATAGAGCTGATCCCAATATAGGCCGCCCTTGCTTAGGGCCTGGTCGAGCAGAGCGGATGAGGTGCGGTTAGTGGCGTCCAATGTAGCAGAATTCTGCTGGAACCAGTTCTGGAGAGCATAGAAAAAGTTAAGTGTCTCTCCTTCGGGTACAGTTTTCCCCTGCTCTGCATAGGTAGATACTTCAGAAGAAAGTTGCTTTTTAGCGTACTCAAGATAACGTTGTGGGTTGCTGACACCAAGCGAGTTCCAGTCAACATTCCCGCCATTTTTGTAGTATGCCGTGAGGACTTTTATGAATTCTTCATCATCAGCTTTCAGTTTCAAGGTGACTGGCATATTGTCTGCCAGACCTTGCAGCTGATCGAAAGTCTTTTCAAAGTCTGAAAGAGTATTTTCGTCCGGCTCCGCTATGTATGCAATCTTGGCCGCCTCGTAGGCATCGAGCGCGCTCTGGAGGGAAATGAGGTATTCTTCGGCACCCTCTGCCCCCTGGCGCTCGTATTCGTCAGGATCATAGAGCTTGAGCCGCCTGATGGCATCGAGCCGGGTATCTATATGGGCGATGTCCGGGACCATGCCAGCCGCAAAGGCTTCGCCTATCTCTATACCGGCTTCCTCGATCTCATTGGTCAGGTCTTCCGAAAAATCGTAATAAGAGTCTACTACAATCTTGGCCCGTTCGCGCCAGATTGCAGCTTCGCCAGTCTTTCCCTGTAAATCGAGAACGTTCCCTGTGTCATATGCCAGCCCCGGTTCGGAAAACAGTTGCCGAAGCATTTCATCCGGATCGCTGCCATATACCGGCCCGGCGACTTCCTGACCATCTATGAAAAGAGTTGCGCGTGTACGGTTTTTGTCATTTTGGAATTGGAGCCCGACTTCGACACCGTTCACGGTTGTTACTCTGGTGCCACTGCCGCCGCTGCCCCTGCCAAATGCCCCGCCGTATCCGGAAAACGTAGATGATGTCTGCGCGTTGATTGCGGCCAGAGCCTGGGTCTCGGTGTAGCCGAATGCTGCCATCTGGCCGGCCAGCTCTTCAGAGACACCAAGTTTCTTGAGAGCGTCTTTGGCCGCGTCAAAGCTGTCATTTACGCCGTCCTCGACGGCTTCTGTTACTGATTTCTTCAGAGCAGGGTTCGCCGCGTCCGCGCCCTTCTCCATGCCCTCTTCAGTGCCGGACTCAACAGCGTCTGCTACGGCATCCTCTATCCATACCGCATCACCTGCCATCATTTCCCAATGGCCTTTGTTTGCGGTTTCGTATGCTGTCTCAAGAGAGGCGCTGTCACTGACCGAGCGGGATATCCAGTCGTTCCACGATCCAACAAGCCCGCTAACAGCTTCGCCGGTGGCGATAGCTGCCTTTGTCATATCGGTCAGAAAATCGGCACCATCGGCCAGCATGGGCAAGAACGTTGTGCCCAGCTTTTGACCGGCTACATCAAGGGTAGCCGTGAGGCGGCTGGTCGCAGAGTTGAACGTGCTCTGGCTGGCGGCGTAGCCCTTCGCGAGGCTGGTTCCCTCTTCCCATGCAGAATTCGAATCATCTATGGCATCGCTGAGCTTGTCGAATTCGCCGGTGGTCTTGTCGAAATCGCCCATCAGCAGAGCTATGGCCTTTGAGCCGGTGGCTCCGAATGCTGCCATGGCCTGGGCCTGTTGCTCCAATGGCAGCGCGGCTATGGCTTTGGCGGCCTCCTGCAAGACCTCCGGTGCGTTGGTACGGAGGTTAAGCTGCAACTCCTGGCTGCTGATGCCCAACAGACCGGATATAGCGTTTTTTGCGTCACGGGCGGCATACGTGAGGGCATCCTGGATGGCTTCGCCTGCCTGGTCTCCGGCCAGGCCTAGACTCTGCACCGTGGCGACAACTGCCATCCATTCCGGGATCGTGTCCTGAGGCGGCTTCAAGAGGCCCATGGTGGCCCCCAGATGGGTCATTCCGGTGAGGATCTGCTCTTCGGAAGTCCTCATCGAATCGGCCAGGACGTTGACTGAGGACCCCGCCCGCGTGGCAAACTCCGTCCATGACGTGCCGGACTCTTTCGCAGAGTTGCCTATGGCCGAAATGCCGCTAACGGCTGCCTCGGAAGACATCGAGAAGGCGCTGCCCATCTGGAGAGCGACCTCAGAGAATTGCGCCAGCTCGTCTGCGGGGATTCCCACGGAACCGGCAACAGTAACCGCATTAGCGATCTCTTCCGCCGTGGCCCCGGTCTCTGTGCGGATACGCTGGAGGTCGCTGGAGAGCGTGTCGAGCGCCGGCCCCGAAACGCCCGTCGTCTTGCTGACGCTGGCCATGAGGCTTTCCCAGTTCGCGGCGGTGCTGATTGACGCCGCGCCAAGTGCACCGAGAGCCGCGACTCCAGCCAAGCCAGCCGTGGCCACGAGTCCAAGCCCGCCAGATACTCCAGATATGGCCGATCCAAGAGGCCCCATAGAGGATGTCAGGCCGGATACTGATGATTGTAGCCCGCCGCCAAAGCCCTTCTTGAAATCGTTTTCGATGCCAGAAACCGCGCTAGTCGCCTGGCTTCTGGCTTGCGACAGGGCTCCCTTGAGCGGCCCGATATCTCCATCTATGACAGCAGTGACTCTTCCGGCTTCGACCATGTAATAGCTCCGCTGATATGTATTTCGATTGTTAGTTTATTATCTGTGCAAAAAAGTTAAGCGAGTGCGAGCTGCTGATCCGTGAGCAGCCCGGCCTTCAGCCCCAACAGCTTGCAGCCGTCCCGGAACTTTTCGATTCTGCTTTTGGGCGGTGGCGCGTCCGTTGCTGGCCGGACATAGAACTTCTCAAATCCTTTCAGCTCTCCATTCCAAGCCATCGCGAACGCCAAGCCGGAACAGTAGCCCGCAAACGCCGCCTGCTCTCGTTCCCATTCCCTCTGTAGCCTTCGGTGCTCCTGGAGAGATCGCAGCTCACCGGGCGTGAGGCTGTCAAGCTGCTCCGGAAAGAGACCTAAATCGACATACGCAACGTGATAAACAGTGTCCCAAAAAGATTGTGAGGTTTCTTCTATTCTTTCGGTGCTTCGGTTTTTGCCTGGGCTTCCTGGTAGCGGGCGAAAGCCAAAGGGTCAGAGGTTCGGACAAACTCTACATAGAGAGTGTCACCGAGGTCCTTGAGGGACTTCCCGCCTGCCAGCCAGCCGTCTATTGCCTTAGCCGCCTGGGATGGCTCACCCTTGGCCTCCAGGTAAGATAATCCAGTTGCGGCGCCAACGGCTACCTCCAGAATCTCTGCCATGTTCACAAAGCTGGCCATGATCCTGTTAGCGTTTGCGTTGGCAATGGGAATCTTGCCCCCGTCTACCGCCTTGCCATCCTGGATGATGATATTAGGGATGGTTACTTGCAGGCGGGTCAGGATGTTCTTAGATCTCTGTTCGAAATTCTTTATCGCCCTGAAATTCCAAACGATTTCGCGAGGTTCGTCCATTTCCAGTATAGTGTTCATCTATTATTCCTCTCATTGTCTGAAAATATATAATTATCGGAGCCCCGCAGGACCCCGATTAGTTCTCATCCCAGATCAGCCCCTCAGATCCCTGGAGAGTGACCTTGCTGGTCTGTAGGCCGTCCTGAGGCACTGACCAGTTGACCCCATCAAGCTGGGCATATCCTACCAGGCACTTCTTTGTGACGGCGTCATACTGATAGAATATTTCCGCCACCAGCCTCCCGGCGGCCAGCATCTCCCAATAGGTGCCGTCCACCCACCACAGATCGGTAGACAGCTTCCAGTTTTTCTTTCCAGGAAGGTACTCTTCGAACTGGTCTCTGATTGTCGATGCATCCCCGAGCATCTTTGTCGAGCCCTCCAGGGAGAGCCCTGTGAGGTCCGCTACTTCGACCATGGCTAGCTTCTTCCCGCTTGCCCGGAAGTCATCAGACGGATCTTGAGCCACGGCGAATGTAATCGATCCTGCCAGGTAATCTACCGTGAAACCTGTAGTGATCTCATCCCAGTCTGATATCCCGCCTTCGTCCTCCTCGATGGTCAGAGTCTCGAGATTGTCCCAACGACGATCGCCCCATGCTGCCTGATATGTGAGATGATCACCGCTATCTACCAATGCAACCTCGGTGAACGTGTCAGACTCGGCGGCAGGATCAGCCAGGTACAGGGCCGCCAAAAATGATGATACGGCGCTAGAACTCATTATCTAGCCCTCCCTACGTAGCGGAATAGCTGATATTCCCGGTGAACCGAAGGTTGAATGTGGCGCTCTGCTTATCGTTGTCTGGCACACTCCACTTGAAGTTCTCCACATATGCATCCCCGCTGAGGTTCGGCCCGCCAGTGCTCCTGGAGAGCTTGGGCAGGGTGCCGGAGGTGAGCTTGGTGCCATTCAGCCAGGCATTCATGAGGACGAACTGACCGTTCGTGTCCCCAGGAACAAAGAGTACCTCGACTGTAATCGAGCCGCCTCTCTTCCCGGCAATGAACTGCTCGAAGTTGGCGTTTTCCACAGAGCTTACGTCTATCATTTTTCCTTTTCCGTCGAAGTCGACCTTGGTCCACTCCGCCACGGAATTGCTGCCCAGGGCGAATACCCCGGAGCTGCCCGATATTGCGTTAGATGTCATTTCTATACCTCGAAGTATGGATGTTTCGGCCAGAAAGCCGATCTATAAAATTGTGATTATTTCACGATTAAGCTATCTAGGATGTAGTCCTCGGATATGGCCAGTGGCTTGCCATCGATCGCACATATCTGACCGGCGGCATTCGTTTTGTACCGAAAAACTCTCACAGCCGGTTTCCCACTGATCGAGAAATCCAAAGACATATCAAACACTTTTGCAATGACAATATCATCTATTGTTATCGTTTTTCCGGGAATGTCTATGACTATATTGCTCATTGCTTCTGTTTCCCACTGGAATCGAACGCGCTGTAGACGTGCTCGCCCACATGCCCTAGAATGATTCGCGTGTCCGTGAGAATCGCAAAGCCCGCGTCTCGCGCCCTCTGGCAGAAGGCATAATCTTCAGACAGATAGATGCCATCGAAAGCGAACGGCATGAAGAATGGCCAGATGTGCAGCTCTCCGCCGTCCTCCAGGATAGCCCCGGTGCGGAGCTTAGGGAGAGTTGCCGCGACGCGCGTAAGCACGTTGCTCGGAACGGCCATCATGCCAGTTCCCACGTACCTTACTTCCTGCACTTTTCCGGCTTCGCCTATCTGGAGATCCTGCGGCCCGTCCAGCGGGCAGCCAACCAACTCAAGCGGAACTTTCCGTTTCATGTAGAGGCATCCCACCACGGTTTTTCGCTCGTAGGATTCCCGGATGAGCTGGTAGAGATCCGCCGCCCGGAAACGGATATCGTCGTCGATGAAAACGAGGATATCATAGCCTTCTTCCAGGGCTTTCGTAGCATGGATTGATCGGCTGCGATCGATTAGGGCTTCCATAGCGGTCTGAAATTTTAGATCGATATCATCAGGCGCGTTCGCCAGAGCTGGAAGAATGTAGTCGAAGGCGAACTCGGGATCTATCTGCTTATGGCAGCAGCAAACGATTTTAGTTTTGATTATAATATCATCTCCAATCTATTATTAGAAAAAATTTGAGATAAATAAAATCAAGGGCTTCTCTGGATTGTAAAATTCTGGTAGAAGATTGTACGGCCTCTTGTATCGGTTTCAAGCTTACAAGGCACGCCCAGGGCCCGGATGATCAGGTATCGGTGACTGGATAGAGTCACGTCATGCTGAGCATGAAGAGCCGCGTCTATGGCCTCGGCCTTGGTCTGAGCGGCGGCATAGGTCGCGGCCCTGGTCTCAATATGCAGCTCCGGATATTCCAAGGCAAGACGCATCTCTTTTGCCCGGCCTGGCCGTGCATGGAGAGCTATGCAAGCGTCCGGACTATCCGGCATCTCGCCGATATAGACGGTCCTGGTCGCGACAGTGCCAGGATAGATGCCCACGCCTGCAGTATTGAGCTGGGTGGCGATATCTTCCAGGAAACTCATGCCCTCACAAATCCCGCTGCTATCGCCCAACCAACCAGGACCACGCCCGCGCCTATGAGCACCATCTCAGCATAGTCATGCATCTTAAGCCTGCTGATATCCTCATCATGTCGATCTATCATCTTACATTTTCGGCAAATCTCGGCTTCCATATTCCGCGTTCGCTCATCGATCCTGGCGAGCATGGCTTCTGGGGAGTCTGGCATGGCCAGCTCCCTAAAGCCCGAGATCCGCCTTCAGGCCCCGTATTTCTGCCTGCAGGAGCGTGGCCTTCTGCTTGATTGCAGTCAGCTCTTCTTCAGAGACTCGATCATCAGCCTGGGCGGAGGAGATAGCCACCAGGAGCTCCGAGACACCGTTCAGGATCTTGACAATCCTGGCCACGGCAGTAACCGCCTTGCCGCGTATGGCCAAAACTCCGGCGCCGCCCAATGAGATGAGCAGAGCGATCAGAGAAGAAACTGTGGTAGTATCGATATCCATCTACTCCACCTCCTCGGCCCAGCCTTCTTCGATCAGCCTATTGGCTCGCTCTTCGGTCAGCTCGTGCCCACCTGGCATCGATCCGATCTTGTACCGTGCTCCTCCGACCAGTACAGTATCAAAGAATTTGTACGGTTCTCTTACAAGGATTTCTTTCATTTCATCTGCCCCCTATTTGGAAGAATCTCTTGACCTGCGGCGGGAAGGTCCCGCGCAGTGTCAATTGGAAGACGGGATCAGGATAATCAGGATACCGCGCCACATATTGAGCGAATGTCATGGCCTCGCCGTTGCCGTCTATGAACTTGATCCAGCCCTTGTCTATGGCTTGCTGAAGCTGTTCCGGCGTGGCCTTTTGAAAGAATGTAATCGGCAGACCGGGACTCTTGAACCCGAGGGGAACCGCCTTGATATCATCCGGGAAGCAACAGATCCCGTTTTCATCCAGCCATCCAAGATCTTCTATCTTTTCTTCATTTGTTGACATAATTCAGTCCTCTTGTTTGCGAATTATAGTTTTTCTGGCTATTATCTCTGGATGCATCGATGCTTGGCGGCGCTCGATGCGGGTCTTCAGCCAATCCAAATCGGAAGAGCTGAGGCCCTGCAAAAGCAAATCCCAAAAGTCGATGTCCATACACATCTCATCCCAGAATTGCCTTCAGTGCTGCCGCCACGTCCTTATGATACTGGTACTCAGAATCCAAGAGAGGTTGCCTAAGGTAGTTCGGGCCCGTTCCGGCGTGGCTGGGCGTGTAGTTCTCGCTCTCATGCAGCCAGGCCGCCTGAGGCGTGTTAAACGAAACTTCCGCACCCTTCGGCAGCTCTGTAACAGTTGCCGAACCTCGGGTTTGGGTGGTGTCGACTGGGCAAAGATCTACGGCCTTTCCCTTGATCTCTTCAGCGGTCATCCTGGCGACTTCGAGAGCCGCCTGTTGAGCTGCTGCCGCGAGACGGTCCCCATTCCATTCGACTTTCGGCATAGTCACTCAAGCTTGATTCTTGCCCAAATTCACGACTCTCAGAGACATTCCAAGATAGCCGTTCGTGATCGCCACATTCAGCACCGGCCAGGTTACGCCGCCCCTGGTAAGAGCATCATTTTCTTGGACTGTGGTATCCTCAGTTAGACAAAATGCATCACAGAGAACGTCCTCGCGACCTTCTCGATGGATCACCCGCTTCTGGTCGAACCATATCACCGAAATGGAAGAATCGGTATATGTCGGATCGCCGTACTGATCGATGCTCGCCCGGTGGCGCAGGGTCACAGTCTCGCCCAGGCCTGGCGGAAGGAGGCTCATCTGATTACCGCCCCGACGTAGCGCCGCATAATTCGCTTTGCAGCGGCGCTCAGGAGCGGCGAAGACCCACCGCCGCCGACAAAGGTATAGGAGAGCTTCCCGCCTATGCTCATGGCCTGCACACCCTGCTCCTGGAGGTCCTTGAGCCCGCCAGAGCTGCCGGACTGGTGGATAGCTATGGCCTCCTCCAGGCAGGCCCGCTTGACCCGATCCGGAACAATGGACAGATTGGTTCCATGATCATAGTCCACTATCGATCCGTCGATGTACCTCGGAAACTCCAGAGTCTGTGTCAGGCCATCACTGTTGATGTCCTTCTGGCTACCGTTCTCTATGTACTTCTCCTCATAGCGGTATCCCTGGAGAGGCAAGGCGTCGATATGCCGGGTGCCCTCCTGGCAGTACCAAGCCTGATCAGATGCAGATGCCGCTTTTAGCGCGATAGCCGAAGCTCGCTTGTCGCTGCCGATCATGGTTTTCATCTCGGCGTCGGACTCAATGTAACTATCTGAAAAAGCGGTGTCTGGCATACAAATTATTTCCTGGCGACTATTGCCCTTAGATCGGTGTCAGTCGATTTTTCGCCCTTTTCAACTATCAATGTCTTTAGCGCGCCGGGCAACGATGTTTTGATTTGTTCTTCGGTCATCCCGGCCTCTATCATCGCACCGATCAGTTTTCGTCTGATCGGGTGATTTTCATGATACGTAATTGCATATATTTCGTCCAGTTCCATAGCATTGCCTCACAATTTGTTGAGATACGGTCCCTTTATCATCCATTCATATTTCGGTTCGGAGCCGCCCATGATCAGAATATCGGTGGCGTTGTAGGGGATGCAATAGATTTTTCCGTCCGGCCCCAAAACTCCGCCGACCCACTTGTCCGAACCGCTGAGCGTAGCTCCCATCGCAGATAGCGTGGCCGTTCCAGCGATCGGATCGATGATCAGAATATCGGTGGCGTTGTAGGGGATGCCATAGATTTTTCCGTCCGGCCCCAAAACTC